TTTGTAAATAATTGGCACTAACTATCTATACAAGGGACAACAAATCCATACAGACAATTAGTGCCTATCCAGGTACAAGACCTGAATTTTTATGATGTATATATTTCCCTTATTGATATCATTGCATTGACGACTCCCGTATTGCCTGTTGTTCCCTGTGCAGTTATTTTAATTGCCTTTGAACTTGTTGCGGGATTAGATTGTGTCTGACTCATTACAACAGTTGTTGCATCTCCTGTTGAAGCATTATCATTAACTCTCCATGCAGTAGTATTTACAGTTTCAAGAACTGTAGTGTCATAATATAATTTAATTATAGGGTCAATACCATTATGCCCTGCCTCTGTATCTTCTGAGGCATATGTGCAAACTGCCGTTCCTGTAACAATATAATACCTTCCTGCCCCACCCGCAGTTATGTTTGTAGTTACTATTGTTTGCTCTGATGTTGTTCCCCCTGCATAATTAATGGAAAGGTGTGCATCTGCCTCAACTATCTGCCCAACTGTCAGTGCATCAGATGATAACGCCAACCTGGTAGCAGAACCACCAGTAGGGATAAAATACAAACCATCTGATTTTGTATATAATGTTGTATGCCCTGAAGTTGGTGCTGAAGGGTCTGAACCCTGATGGTCATAAATTATTGTATCAACGTTATCCAACGCACTTGCACCATCTCCAGCACTTCCTGAATGTGTATGCAATTTCAATGCTTCAAAATTGTCCCTGATATGTGTATTCATTATTGTATGTGTTACCAGTTCTCCACTTGCCCAATCTCTTGGTGTTGTAAAAGCCATAATTTACTCCTTTAAGCAGTTTCAACCTGATCTGCTGAACCACCAGCTTGTCTTATAAATAAACCACCTGACTTAAAATATACAATACAATGACCTGATGCTGGTGCAGATGGGTCACTGCCTTGTTGGTCATGTATAATTGTGTCCACATTGTCTAAATTTGAAGAACCATCACCATCAGCACCACTGTGTGTGTGTCCACTTAAAGCATCAAAATTAGCTTTCACATATGTGTCCATCCACGCTTCTGTGATTTGTGTTCCTACATCTACATATGGTACATTTGCCCAAGCCATAATTAATATCCTATATATGTTTCTGATTCTAATAAACTAACACCCATCACCCAAAATTTTTCAATAGAAGATACTGGTGATAAGGCATATACCACAGTATGAATTTTATTATTGTTTACAAAATGACTTTCATTTTCAATAAAAAAATCTTTATCTGCTGACAATAAGCCAGTTTTTGTGTGTGCATCAAGCGTTATCCTGTGTGATATATCCAAAGCCATTACCTTTTCCAGTGTTGTATCATTCCTGTTTGCTGGAATTGTAACGCTTAACATTTGCAATGGGTCTTTAAATCTCACCAGGTTATACTGACACCACCTAAATCCTTCTTCACTATCAGGTACAAATGGTGCAGTTGAATCAAACACCCTTTTACCAAATGCAGTTTCAGAAGTTGAATCACTTGCAGTAATCTGAGTATCATCAAGTGATGAAGTCACTGTTGCCCTTGCCTGTAATTTTGTAATATAAACTGTACTGGCATTTCCATTGGTCAGTGAGATGTCCATAAAATTTGCAGTTTTAACATTTGCAATAGTTAAATCACCTGTTGCATTTGTCCCACTACCATCAGCAGAAGTGTTTGCCAGTACATCTGTAGTAGCACCTGTTGTTGTCCAGGCATTAATACTGTCAGCACTGCTATAAACAGACTGCATAGTATCTGAAGTTAATTGTGGGAAGAAAGCCCTGTATATTCTTTTTTGTCCTGTTGGGATTGCTGGTGAATCTGAACCTGTTTCTGCATGAATCCATACAATGTCAGCATCAGATTGTGTTTCAAAGTTTTTAATATCAACATTAATTTCATTAAATATATTTCTTATTGAATCTTCCTGTTCTATCATAGAAAAACTAAAATTATCAGTGGCACTTGCATCTGTAAGTGTTCCCTGTGAAGTTGTTGCTTCAGTATCAACCTGTCTTGCCTGACGTTTTTCAAACTTAATCTTTCCATCTTTTGTTTCAGACACAAAACCATTTTCACTATTTTCAACCATTCTTAACGCATCAATAGTATTTGTTTTGGCTGGTATAGTAAATCTTGTTATTGTTGTATTGCCAGTGTCCAAATCTCTGTCACTTGCACCCCAGCCTGAAGCATCTAAAATGTCACCTATTGCAGTTCCTGTGTTTCTGCTTGTTTGTGGTGCAATTTTAATTGTTTTCTGATTAAGATAACCAAGTGAACCAATTGCTTCCAATACTGCAAAATCTCCCCCATGTAAATCAGGAAATGGAACAACAGATTTTAAATATCCTGTCCATTGTGTCTGATTGAATAAAATAGGAAATGTATAAGGGAATGCACCAGCACCCATCTGTAAACTTACTTTCCTTCCTGGAATAAGATTGCCATATAAAGCACCATCTGTTTTAAATGGACTGAATATGCCTGATGTGTTTTTTAATACTGCCCTTAATGTTCCACTGGCAGAATTGCCAGTAAGATTATTTGCAAAGTCACGTCCCCTGTCCCAGTTTAATTGCTGAACATAAGAACTTATATTTTCATTGGAATCTGCATAATCATCATCATTGTTCCAGTCTACATATAGTTGGTAATTTGTTGTTGCCATTATTTTTTATCTTTTATTTTTAATTCATTAATTTCTCTTGCCAAATTTTCATTTGATTCAGATAAAACGCAGAACATTAATTTATGCCATGCTAAATCATCATATTCCCTTAATCTTCTTAAAGTTGTATCTGTAATATTCACCTTGTATTGTAAATTTTCTTGCATAGTTGTCCCCTTTATTTATAATTATGGTTTTGGATATTTGTCTTTTATTGTTTTAATTTGTACCTTCCAGGCATCAAGCCCATTATGATAAATGTAATCTAATTGGTCATAAGCATCTCCTAACTCACTAATGTAAGCATTTTTCCTTATCTCTTTATAATCAGCATGACTGCCCCCATCATTTATGATTGCATCTTTATCTTCTTGTGCTTTGTCATTTGTTGCCCATACATCAATCTGTGCATCATATTCTGAGTCAGTCAATTTAATTCTTGTTCCATTAACTACTTTAAATAATTCACTATTTGCTGATTTCAATGTTGCTTTGTGTTCTTCTAAAGTTGCCATATTTACTCCTTATGCCATTCCATAAATAAAAAATGTACCATCAGAAATATTGCCACTTGTTGCGTATATCCTAACGCCATCAAATCCTGTACTGCCTATCAATTGGTCTGATTTTTCATACCACCAAGGGTCAGAATTACCTTGAAATCCATTTAATCCTGTACCCATACTTCTAATACGACCCCACGAACTAGGCATATGACTAGGATTTGCAATATACGAAATAATAAAAGTATTAGAATTTCTTGTATTATCTGTTCCTGTGCCATCAGGAGTTATTTGAAGATAACCTGCCTCTGTATCATTTGTTACAGTGGCATCACTTCCTGAATCTGTATCAGTACCTTTCTGTGACATTACATCAAGTGTGGTAGTTACATCAGAACCATTTGCCCTTCTTATTGCTCTTAAATTAACACTTGCACTAGCCACATCAACATCTACACCTATAAGATAATGCCAATCAAAATCTTTTTTAAAAACATAATCAAATGTAACTTCACTAACTGCTGATGTTACATCATACTTGCGTAACAAAACGGGTCTGCCATTATTTCCTTTACCATAATAACTCATCTTTGCCACCCCATTATTGTAATTGTACCTTCTTCCCAATTCCCACTACTCCAATAAAATTTTATTCCTGTAAAAGCAGTGGTTACATCTCTCATAGTTGTTCCTGTAAAAAATCTTGTAATACTACTGTTATCAGATGACATTTGAAATACACTTCTAAACCTAAGTGATTTCCCTAAATTAGAAGTATTAGGACTGTCACACCAGGCATACATATGCCCTGTTTCATCACTATCTGTGCCTACATTATTCATCATAATTGATAATGATTGACCATTTGTCAAGTTTGTTCCTGTACCACCATTTGAATCTATACTTCTATAAGCTGTGTAATAAGTACCTGTATCAGGACTCCCACCTGAATCAATCCATTGATGTTGCAAATTTTTTTTATCTGTTGCAGGTCTGCAGTTAGTTAAATAAAAATAATATCTATCATAATCACTTGTAAATATATCTGTAAAATCAATAGATGATTCGCCACCACTTGCAGTATATGTACCTAATTCAACCATGCCCTTACCACTACGAATTTGCCCTATATACTTAGGCTCTACATAATTCACATTTGGCAAAGTTTGTTTTAAAGATAATACAGATGGCTTAGTTTCAGGATATTTATATATTCTGATATTGGCTTGGTCTATACTACCTGCTGTATCACCTATTTTAATACCATCTTGTGCAGTTGCATCTAAATATGTACTATTAAATTGAAGTGATAACATTTCAGTAATAGGATTCCACCCTATTCCTTCACCCCACCACCATTTATTATTAGTTGTATTAGGTTGAAACCATGCTGAAATTGAACCTGTTTCAAGTGCAGAAACATCACCACTATGATTACCTGCAAAAGTATTATAGGAATAACTATCAGTTGTACCTGTATCTGACCCCGTATACCTTGTACTGTTTACAGATATATATTGTGTTGACCTTCGTGTTACTCCATTATCATCTGCCCCACCATTTCGCCATGTATAGTTTGTTCCACCTATGTCAACATTTGAAAGATAATGTGCTACTTCCATGAAATACATAGAATTAGTATCAAATATATCATCAAAAGTAACTGATGCAGTAGTTGAACTTATGTCTGAAGATGCAATAACCTTTGCACCTTCTCTTGGATCTGTTCCTATATAATTCATATTTATTCCTTATTACGCATCATTAAATACTTCCCATGATGCAAATATATGCAAATCATTATCTGATGCACCACCAAATGCTGACATGGTATCTGCTTCCAATAAATAAATTGGATTATCAATAACCTGGATTGTTGTATTTGCTGGAATACTAACACCTGTTAGTAAACTAGGTGTAGCAGTAGCATCATTGTTATGTACCACTCCTGTTAACACACCTATACTTGCAAATGTAATAGTAAAGACTTCATCTGTCGCCTGTGTATTACAAACATAAAGTGAATTTATTTTTATTGCATAATCTGTTGATACAGTTAATAAAATTGCAGTTCCTGTACTCACTGAATTTAATTGCCAACCACCATTTTGAAAGGCTATTGAACTAACATTTACTATATTTGGATTTGCCATTTTTTTCTCCTATTAAAATACTAATGAAAAAGCAATTGCTTTTCCTACACTTACACCACCACTTGATGTTAATTGTGAACTTGATACAGATATTCCACTACCTGCTATAGCTGATAAGAAATCATCTATTGATTCAACGATTACATCTCCTGTTGCACCATTATCTAAAAACAACATATGGTCACTTGCCTGTGCTACTGTCCCAGCACTTGCTACTGAAAATAATTTTGTTGCCAAAACATCAATTCCAATTCTCTTGATAACTCCACCATCTGAATACATCATTTCATCTGCTGATACTAGCCCTGTTGTTATTTCAGCCTGACCACTAACAATATCATCTGCAATATAGCCATGTGCTATTGCAGTTCCTTGCCATGTACCTGAACTGATAGTTCCTAATCCTGTTATATTGGATTGATTAGCAACTGCTACCAATCCAGCATTTGTTAATGTTGCAGTGCTACCCATAGTTAAAGTTCCATGCAAAGTTGTAACACTACTTGCAACTGTTGAATGTGGTGCTACTGTCATATGTGTTACATAACTTCCACTTATATAACTGTCATAAGTTAAAGTGCCACCATCAGCAACACTTACTCTCCATTTATCTGCATTATCTTCTCCAGCATCTCCAAACCAGTATTGAATCATAGCAGATCCACTTGCACCCTGAAATGTTACGTCCTGTACCCATTCAGGTATATTACTACCACCCATTTGAAAAAATGTATTATCTGCACCCTTTCCTAATCTTGTTAATTGCGTACTGGAACTTGCATATACAATGTCACCAGTTGCCTGTGAATTAAATACATGAAGCCCTACTGCTTCAAATTCTGCCTGACTTAATTCAGTTCCCTGTGATGCGTGTTTTAATTCGTTAGCCAATATATCACCTTCCTAATTGTGTATTCTCTTTCTCTATTGCAGACAATTCTGCTTTATTTGTAAATGTGTTGGTTACCTGAAAGCCACCACCAGCACCTGAAAAAGCACCATGTCCAGCCATAGCCTGGTCTATCATTTCCTGTGTAATCCAGCCAGTAAATCCTGGTCTGTTTCTTATCATTTCTATAATTGCCATTCTGTAAGCCTGTTGACCTTGTGCACCCATCATACTTGGCATCATTGACTCTATACTGCCTGGAATACCAGTTGCATCTTTTATTGGCTGAAACATACCAATTGCCATGTGATAATCAATCCATGACTTTGTGGCTGATTTCACTGCTTTCTCCTGTTCTCCTACAACATTGGCAATTCCCCCCATTGCTTCACTTAATAAATCTTGTGCAGAATCTATATCTGAAAAAACTTTAGGAACTTTAGCAAAATTTGTTGTTAATTCTTCAACTGCAATATTTGTAAGGTCTAAACCACTTTGTGTTAAATTTGCAAATTCTTTTTGCAGTTTTGTTAATTCTTTCTGTTCAAATTCAAAAAATTCAAATAATTTAACATTTATATCCATCAATCTTTGTGTTTTTTCTGTTGATGTTTCCAGTGTTGGAAATAATTTGTTTTTTAATTTATCAGTAAAAAAATCAATACCTTTTGTTGTAATCCCAGCTGGGGTTATAACTCCAGCCAATTTTCCAAGACTTACGCCAAATGCAAGTGTGGGGTTTTCAGCATTTTTTACTGAATCTATATAATCATTTGTAGCAGTTACAGTTTTTATTAACAATGGAACTATATGCACTGCCAATTCCTTTTGCAAGATATCAAGCTGACTATTTAATTTTGTCATATCATCAGCTAAATCTTCAGCCATTTGTGATTGTTCATCTGTCCAGTTAGACATTGCACCAGCTTCTTTCAATAAATCCCTGAACCCCTGTTCACCATCTTGTAAAGCTGGTAACAATGAAGTTCCAAATTTACCACCAAGCAAATCAATTGCCACCTGTTGTTTGTCCATTTCAGTTGTAAGACCAGCAATACCATTGGCAACAAGCATAAATACTTCATCAGGTTTTAAACCTTCTAAATCTTTAACTGCTATTCCAATTCTTCCAAAAGCAGTAACATAATCAGTAACACCATTGTTGGCATCATCAACACGCATTATTAAAGTACGCATACCCCTTTCAAATCCATTAATGCTTGTACCTGATAAATCAAATGCAATTCTTAAATCATCTAATTGTTCAACTGCAATTCCAGTCCTGGCTGACATTTTGCCTAACATATCTCCAACTTCAATAAATTCTTTAACTGAAGCAATTGCAAATCCAGTAATTGCAGTGCCAACTGCCAGTATGCCTACTTTCATTTTTGCAAAAGTGCTTCCAACACTTTGCCCAAACCCTTTCATCTGCTGACTTGCCTGTTTTGTATTTGCTTTTATTAGTACGCTTAATTCACTTATGTTAGCCATTTAAAAATGATTCCCTTAATTTATTCCACATCTTGACCTGTTCAGGTGACATTTTACTTGCATCTGAATTAAATGCCATTTTTGAATTTTCAGCCATTCTGTAATCTAGTATTTGTTTTATCAAATTCCAATCCTGTTTTAATGCTTCTTCAGGTGTACAACCAAAAGATTCACAAACTATTGAAATAAGTCCCTGTGCTGGTACTTCTACTGACCCTGTTGAGTCAAAGATGTATTTTGCAAGGGACTTAATTCTTTTTTTTGTTCACTTTCTGTTTCACCCATTGTTGCAGTTATTAACCAAAGTAATTCTTCATTGTATAATTCCTTAAACACTTCAGAATTTTTATAAGGTTTGGCTAAAGGGTCACCATCAATTCCTGTCCAGTTCCAGTCAACTACCCTTTTTGCTAAAGATTCACAAATTGAATCCATTGCAACAGATAATTCACCTTCTTCACTAGAATTTCTGAATGTCCCCAAAGCCAAACTTTCTTTAATTGTTATTACTGGAAGAACCTTAACCCATTCATTTTCATGCAGTTTTATTGGTTCACCCATTTCTACAATTTTTCCTTCTTCAATTTTTTGCCCTATATGAATAATGCAATCTGAAGAATCTATTTCTTTTGGTTTTATTTTAAAGTTTTTCATTGTTGTCCCCCTTTATAATAATTATTAGCTTACTGCCCTACTTAGAGCCCCTGACACTTGTAGATCAGCAGTATATGTTGAAGCACCACCTACATCAGAAGTTATTGAATAACTACTGACAAAAGCTGAACCTGAATACACTGGTGCGTTAGTTCCAGCCACTGCACCTGTTGTTTCAAAACTTGCAGTTGCACTTCCACTTCCTATCCTGGTAAATATTGTTGCATCACCCTGTGAAGCAGCTGGGTCAAAAAACCCACTTATAGAATAGTTAGAAGTTGGTAAACCTTCAACAAATGTTCCAGCAGAATCACCAAACGCAGTTACTTCAACAATATTTACATCTGTTGTCTGCGTAATATTTGTCAGTTCATCAGATATATCCACGCTATTAAATGAAAAATCTGCATTCTTACCACTTTGTCTTGCCATTTTGTTCTCCTATTTTTTTTTGTTAATAAAATTTTTAATAAACTATTTAATATGTTCCTACTTCAACACCCATAGAAACCATGCAGTTGAAATTGGTTAATCCACTATATTGCGTAACATTAATCTGCAAATAGCGTTCACAAGCATCTGTTGTACTTACTGACTGTGTTCCTACACCTGATATTTGTGCAAATGCAAGAAAATCACCATATCCACTACCACTTGATGATGAATCCTGAATTTTAATTGTTGCAGTACCACTGCCACTAACTGCAGTTATTCTTAGTGTTGCAGTTTTAGTGCTTCCAGCACTTAATGTTCCTATTGAAGATGCTGAACCTGTATCAACTCTTGAAGTTGACACTGCACCTGTTCCTGTCAATGCAGTTGTTCCTGGTGTATATAAAATTGCACTTCTTCTTATACTTTCAGTAGCAGTTGCAGTTGTATTCAGTGCAGTTGCACCATCAACTGGATTGTCCAGGCTTCTGCTTGTCAAATTTGCCTTAACTTCATAAGAATTATTGCCAATTGCAATTCCACTTGGTGCAATCATAACTTCACTTGTGCCACTTAAAGCATTTTCTACAATCTCATCTGATTCATCATCTGTAGGACTAAAAAAACTGTTTAAACTAAAATCAGCATTTGGAAGCCCTTGCACAAATGTTGTTGCATCATCACCAAACGCAGTAACTTCAGGTAAATTATTTCCTACAGTAAAAGTAAATGAATTTGTAAATGTTTCAAATTGAAATCTGTCAATATATATGTCTGTAGATTTAGCTGATTGCCTTGCCATTATTCACCTTCCTTAATTTCTGTTTCTTCTTCAGTAATATCTTCAGGTTTTTCTTTTTTCTTTCTTGGCTTTCTCACTTCTTTTAAAAAGCCAGTAGCCACTAATGAATCTATATCATATCCATTATCAATATCTTCCTGTCCAAGTTCTACAATATCACCAACTGTGACAACAGTTTTGGCAAAATCAAATTTTAACCTTCCCTGTAATACTTCATAATGTTTGTTTTTTCTTGCTTCTGTCATAATACTCCCTTAATCAACCATAACCTGAAAATCTATTTTTACTCCAATAAAAGGTGTGCCATTAAATTCCAGCCCACCATAATCCCTGTAACCTGTAACCAAAATATCTGAACCATGTGTGCTTAAACTTGTTGAATGTATGTATGCTGGGATTGACCCACTTCCTGTTGGTTCTAATAAATCATCAAGTGTGTCCTGGACTTCATCAAGATTGCCACCCCTTGCAATCAGTACAGTTGTTTCAAATTCATGTGTCATACCACTATTAAAAGTGTCATTGTAAGTCCCACCAATTGGCAGTACCCAACAAGCTGGTAATTCTCTTATGGTATCAGGGACTGTGTCATATACTCTTAACCCTGATATATTATCAATGCTTGTTTGCACTGCATCTCTAATCCCTTTTAAACTCATCTTTTCTTAAACTCCTTCTTTATATCAGCACCCAGTTTTCTGTTTAATTCTCCTAATTTTTCACGCATTTTTTCATACGCTGGTGCTAAAAATGGTATTTGGATTCTTGGGTCTGAACTACTTGGTGTTAAATTAACCCCAAATTCTAAAGGCACTGCATAATGCACACCCTTATTTGTTGCAACATTGAATACTCTTGCAACTGCATCATATTTTGTAGCTTTTATTTTTGATTCCCATGAGCCACGCATTGCACCTGAACGTACTGGTGAATATATCCTGACAAAGTTTTTTAATGTTACTGATGCCCTGTCCAGGTATTTTTCAGCTGGAATACGCAATTTTCTAGGATTACTAAGTTTTTTATTTAACTCTTTTTCACCTTTTATTGTTACCCCTAATTGTGCTGACATAATTAAATCCTGTGCCTTCTTAATGGTAATAATAACCTTTGCACATCTTCATCAAGATTGTTCTGCACGTCAAATGGATTAAATTCAGGTGTTCCAATTGATGATGCGTAAGCAGTTAAGAATCTTTTACTTGTCCTGGCACTCTGCATATAACAGGCATTTTCAACTGCCTGTGGGTATTTGTAGACATATACAGTTGCACTTGTACTATGTGATGCACCTGTTGTACCATTCATAGCCCTTTGCACTGTTACAGTGTTACTTGATATACCTGTGATATATAATTGTTCACTGTCAATTAATATTGTTTCTCCAATATTTAAGTTAGCACCAGCAGTAGCAGTAAAATCTGTATCACTTGCACCAAAACTGCCATCATTTGTTGTTGTTGCTGATAAATATGGTGTACTGGAAGTGCCATTGCCATATCCAAACATTCCAGCTATCTGTACGCCACGCCTTATGCCACTTGCAAAAGACCCAGCAGTTGTATCATCACTTAATTCAATCCATTCTTTTGGATATACAGTGTCACCCAGTGGAAATAACTCATAATCTGTTGTTGCCCATGTTTTATCTGTTGACCTGTCACTTTTAAGTGTTGTCAGGGTAGTTACAGAAAGCAGATCAGTATTTAATAATAATCTGCTACCCTTTCCCCTGAATTGCCTTGTTTCAGATGTAATATAAAAAGCCCTTCTGCAAAAAGCATCAATTGATCTTGATGCCATTTCAAGTGACTGTAATAATTCAGTATCATTACCAGTACCACTTATATCCATCATTGTTTTTAGTGTGGCTAAATTGCCATAACTATTGCCATCAGTTCTCATACCTGGTCACTCCTGTAATCCCCAATGGGACAATTTAATATTCCATCTCTTTCATGTAATGGTGCGTGTCCACATTTGGGACACGCAACCACTCTTTCTTCTTGTGATAATTCCCTGTTCTCTCTTAATGTTGCTAACAGTTCACTCCAAGCCATTTACATTTCCTGGATAAACAGTTCTACAGTACAGGTTTTTGCATTACCTAAATTAGACACAACCAAATCATAAGCACCAGCTTCAATAAACACTTTAAAATAAGTGCTTACTGCTGGAACTCCATAAGTGTGTGTGCTATTTGATAGGTTTGCACCTGTACCTGTTAAAATGTCAACTGAATTACTGTCATTCATAACAATATCATAATTGTCAGTTGGTGTTGTGCCACCTGGTGAATATTGTACTTCAATAATTTCACCCTGTACTAAATTAATAGCATCAACATTAACATCACCTGAAGCATCACTTGTACAAGCCATAGAATATTTATGAATTGCACCATTTCTTGTAGTTGTTGTTGTTATACTTCCAGCCATTATTTATCCCCCTTCTTTATTACTTTCTTCTTAGTAGTTTTTGAAGTTGTTGGTTTTTCAACTTTGGCTTTAGGTTTAACTGCTTTTGTTCTGTTAGAACCATATAGCACTTCAACTGACCTGGTTCTGTTACTTCCAAATTTTGCTTCTGTCATAATTACCTACCCATCTGAATACATCTAATCCAGTCAATAGTACAGGTATTGGCAGTTGTTTCACCAGTTAAGAAATGTATAGTTACTCTCATTTCTGTACTAGGGATGTTTGTTGTATGGGTATTGACTAATGAACCATCAATGTAAAATTCTACATTTCCAGCAGTGCCATCATAATAGAATTCCAGCGTAATTTCAGTTGCATCAACCAGCGTACCAGCACTGTCATTTTGTGTTTCTGATGAACCACTTTCTGTTACTGTTGATATACTTGCTGAACCATCAACTGATTCAAAATATATACCATTAGCTATACCAGCCAAAGGTGTTGTGTCTGTTACTCCAAGCCCAATAAATAGGTCTGTCTGATCAACATCATTAATTGCCAGTTTTGTGGAAAAATACAAATCCTGGTCTGATGTAGTTTCAAATGATTCTCCATTTAATTGTAGGGTTAATCCATCATTGTCTGCATTGTCTGTTGTGATTAATAATTTACCACCTGAAGCATCTGTTGATGCGTGTGTTGTGTTACCACCACCCCCAGCTTCAACAACTGTTGTTGTCCAGGAAGTTGCATCACCTGTAGTGTCATCAACATTGAAGTTTGTAAAATCTTCAATAAATTCCACTACATTTTCACCAATTGCGTGTAATATTCTTTTTCTGTGTGTTGACCAGTAAGCCAACGCACCCCTTATTCTTCTTGCGTGTACCTGTGGCATACGTTACTCCTTATTGTTTGTAACGCAGTTTTTAAACTGCGTATGCCTGTTAATAATTTTTATTTTACTTTTTCTGCTTTCTTAATTTGTTTATGCTTCATAGGGAAGGGAACAGACTTGTTAGAAGGCTTAGATAATTTATTGTTTCTCAACTTTATCCTTTTCTTTTTTTTATCCATTCCCAGTACCTATGAAAAAACATCAATTAAGGTGTTACATAAACCTGTGCACCTGTTGATGATGCACCATTTTTCTCTTTTGCCTTATGTTTTGCACCATGCCTGACTATAAATGCAGTTACATTGTCTACGCCTGAATTACCAGCTTCTGCCACATATAAAGCAATAGTTTTAAACCCATTATCAGTGTCTAAATTTTCTGCTCTTATGTCTAGGATTACAAAATTTCCATCTGCATCTACAGGATTGTCTGTATTATAGTCACCTGATGATGCTGAAGTTGTTAAGCCCTTACTGGACGTGCCTGATGTATCAGTTGCCTGTAAAAAGTGGCAAGAATCCAAATCGTCTCCACTGTCCCAAGTGCCAATCTCAACATAAGCAGTTGCCCTGTCAAAACCTTCCATTGAAACATAGCTTGTTGTAGCTGAAGTGCCACCAATATCACTTGTTTCAAGCAAAGTAAATGCCATATCTTCTGAACCTTTGTTGCTCATAATAAATACTCCTTATTTATTAATTATTGTTTATAAATTTTAACTTCTTGTTGCAAGTGCCACGATTGGTGACGTTGTATTACTACCATTTTCAGGTGTAATAGCACTGTCCAAAATCATACCACCATCTAATCTTTCTGTGAATCTCCATACAGTTTCACCATTTGCAAACCTGTAATGTGGTGATGAAGCTATACTTAAACCATTTCTGTCCCCTATGTAATAATAGGAAAGATCAGCATAATATATATCTCCAACTGTCCCCAGTGTTTTAGCGTGTTCAGTTAATAATACTGGTCTGCCAAATATAGTCATTGGAACAGAATCCACTGCATTATTAACCCAAATTGCACTACCACCTGTACCCACATTTAACGCCATCTGCATCAATTGTCCCAGTACATCAGGGTGACAAATCCAAACTGCCTTGTTGTGTGAACTGGGTAACATTCTTGTATACATTTTTATAATGTTTTCATAAACAACTGTTGTTGCAGTTTGCCCAGTTTCTTTTGCCACACTAATTAAGGCATCTGAATTTAGTATTCCTTCAGGGTCACCAGCACCAGTTCCACCTATAAATGCTTTCTCTTCAAAATGCCTGATGGCACTTCCAAAAAGATTGATTAAAAGTGATTCAAGTGCAATTGCTGAATCCTGTACCAATTCATCACTTGCCTGTGTGTACCCAGTTAACTTTTTAGCAGTTAGCTGGAATTGTGCAAAATCAGGTTCTGAAGCAGTATAACTACCAGCTTCTTCTGACCAGTTTGCAGTCACGCCACCATGCACATTGGAAGCATGGCTTGTGTCTTTAATTCTAGGAATTTTAATTGTGTTTGAAGCCATAGGAATTACAGTTGCTCTTGGTCTTACAACTGCTTCTTCTAAAGCCAGACTTAATAATTCAGCCCTAAATTCTTCAGGTACAAGGAAGCCACCAGCTTCACCTGAACCTTCATTTAATGCTTTCAATCTGACATCATTATTGTTTCCAATTGATTTGTCATGAATTGATTTTGCAAACTCACCAAAAGATTTGAATTTACCATTGCCTTCTTTAGCTTTGGCATCTTCTTCACTCATTGGAAGTCTTTGAGAAGGTACATTTGATTTAAGCACATCTTCAACAACTGCTTTTGTGTTGTTTTCAATTTCATGCTTTAATTCATTAAAGTCCTTCTCTGACATAGTAGATTTTATTTCATCTTCTGCCATGATTTACTCCTTATTTTTGGAATTATTATTTTTAATTTTATTTAAACCAGCGTTGACACCTTCCCTGATAGCATCAGCAACAGAATATATTTTTTCTGTTTGTTTTGCTTCCAGGTCATTAATATTGTCAACTGCTTTCATTAAATTCTGTTTTTCTTCTTTTGTAAAAGTTACAAAGTTTACACCTTTATCTTCATCATACCCATCAGGATTTTCTTCCTGTTCTTCTTCTTCTTCAGATGGATTTGTAATTTCATCATAGTCCTGGTGCGTTGCACAAGGCATATAAATTGTGTTTCCATCTTCATCTTCCATTGTATGAGTACCTTCACAACCAATTTCTTCAGCCCTTTCCAGTGCTTCTTCTTCAGTTGTGTATTGGTCAGCACCAGGTAATGGTGCTTTTGATTCTTCTTCCTGTACTTCTGTTTCAGGATATAATTCTTTTGCAATTTCTTCTGCAACTGGATTTAACCCTTTGCTTCGCATTGTTACCAGTGCTTCAGGATTGCTGGGAATTGTTACCTGTGAAATTTCAAGAAGTTCAACATCAGTGTATGTACGTTTGGCATTATCTTCACCATTGCCTTCCATGTAGTCATAAGCCATGAATCCAACTGAGTATGCAGACTTGCCCTGTTTGGCTAACTCATATCCCCAGTCAGCTTCTGCATTGCCCTTGTTGATGTAGTATTTTGCTACCCCTTCAAGACCATTGTCAGTAACTTCCAGTGATACCCATTCACCCAACTGTTTGGTCAGGTCATTGTAATCATGTGATGATATTAACACTGGATGTTTCATAAAATCACCAATGGTTTTACGCCAGGCTGATGAAAGTATTATTTCACCATCTCTGTCCACTGCTTCAGTTGATACAATAGCTTTTATATAACCTTCTTTATCGTCAACAGATTTGGTTTCTGCCCTGTAACTTTTGAAAATCTTTTTTACTTCATTTTCAGAAGCCATGTGTACTCCTTATTTGTTAAAGTTTTAGACCTTTTTCACACAAAAAAAGACCCTTTATATAAGCTGGTCACTTATAAAAACGATCTCTTAGGATTCACATTTTTGGCATTGGTGTCATGCACTCTAGCCATATTCAATTTGTAAAAATTATAAACTATCTATTTTGTTTTTGTCAAACTTTTTTCATTAAATTTAATTTCTTTTTTACATCTACTACAATACAAGCTGACAGTTCCAAGTAATTTCTTGGCAAGTAATTTATCACAATCAGGACATCTTGCTTCCTGTAATGGATATTGATAATCAGATGCTGATTTAGTTTCAAGATTATCTGATTGTGTCACTGCAAGTGGATTAACATAATATGTATGTGGGTCATTAATTGGCACACCCCCTTCAACAAATTCCTGAAGCATATCATCATAATCAATTTCTTCCAGGATAGTGCATCTGCAATTAACATTGTTTGCTGGGTCACTACCTAAAGCTGGTGCATCTAACAATTCACCACCTACATTAAATGGTTCAGCCAATGGAACTCTTTGCCCATCAGCAGTTGAATGTTCATCTCTAGTTCCATCATCTTGTGTTGTCAGCCATATTTTATTTGAAATAATTTGTGACTGTTTGGCTGATTCAAGTGTTGCGTGGTTTAAAGCTGATATTGTTTCAGTTCTTGCCACTTTTGTTGCATATTTTTTATCAAATGGATAAACTGCATCATCTCCAAATGACTGATTTATTCGTGTTGCCAGTCCTTCAACACCAACACCTTCTACATCTCTTGATGCAATTATTAAAGCCCTGACTTCTTTTGCCTGTGTACCAACCAGGTATTTGGATTTAGATAACGCATTTTTTGAAATGAAACTTACAATGGCATCTGATTCAGAATCAAAATCATAACTATATGGTGTTTTTTGTTTAACTGATCTTGTAAGTAATCTGTTTGCCCTTCGCATTATTTCTTCCTGTGTATCATTACCAGCTTTGGCAATTGTTTTCTTATAAAAAGAAATTAATGATTCTTGCATTACTTCAATCCACTTCATTTCATCAAATGGATTTTTCTTAGGGTCTTTTTTCAGATTGCTGACAATTTCCTTCTTTTGTTTGGAATATATTTTTTCAAATTCATTTTCAAGTTTGTTCTGAAAGTTGTCATACTTATCAAGAAATGTTTTTACCCTGTAGTTTTTATATTCTGTTGTAAAATCATTTATATCCTTCACACCTTTTTGTCTTGTAACATTTTCAGGCACTGATGCCAGTGGCATCATAAACACATCACCATTTCTAACTGAGTCAAGACCAACTAATGTTCTTGCTTCATTTCGTGTTATATATCCTGATTTAAAACCTGTATCTGCAACTGATAAATTACGTTGTACATCTTCAGGAACTGGTGAGTCATAATCAAAATATAAGTTTTCACCAAACATTGGAATAAACTGCTCATTTAATTTTGCCCTTATCCTGTGAAGTCTTGGTTTTAATACCCATCTTGAAAATGTATATTCACTTGCTTCAGCGTTTGCCCTGTTTACAGATTCACTTATTCCAAGTATATGCAGTGGCATACCATAAGCACCAAGAATAACATCACGATTCATCAGCCTTAAATCTTTAAACTGCATATCCCTTTGATTTACAGTTTTGCCTTGCCAGGTAGCACCACCTTCAAGTATTGCCACTTTATGACTTCTTGAAACTCCCTGATGTTGTTCATTCCACTGGTATCTCAATCTTTCATACTGCGAATCAGTAAGTGTGCCTTCAAAATTTATGACTCCTGAAGGTTCTGCACTGTTCTGAAAGAATGATTTGTTATATTGACTTGAAAATTTTTCAGCTTCAATATCTGACATGATAGAAGCAATAGGTGATTGTCCCCTGTATGGATTATTAGGATTAGGAAGTTTAATGTGTATAACTTCTGATTTTTCAAGTGGGATTTTCTCCTGTCCATTTACATATACATATCCAGCAATATAATCTTTTGAATGTGGTACAACTTTTATTTTATTTGGATTTATAGCCCACAATTCTGCTGGTCTGTTTGCCCTGTCCCTTATAATTAACCAAAACGCTTCACCAAGTAAATCAATAAATGTCTGTGTCTGTTCCATCATTTCAAGACCAGTAGTATATTCATTAACAAAATCAAATAACTGTAATACTGGGTGATTTATAATTTCTTCTTTCTCTTTATTAGTTTCATTTACCTTGTATAATCTCCAGTTTGTTTCTGCAACTGCACTTGCAATTCTTGATACACAGGCAAATACCCATCCAACCTGACCATATGCTGATACATAATCACCTGGTGTAACATTTGATAATGTGCCACCCACTGTGTAATTCTGAAATAATGAATTATCCAGTCCAGGTGCTTTTTCTTCTGTTTTTAAAAATGGATTAATTTTGTTATACCATGCCATGTTACACTCCTTATAACCAACGTATTGATGGATTGCCTGAACCACTTAGTTCAGTTAATGCCCAGACTAAAGCATCTAACCTGTCAGGTGATGCTTCACCTGATGTTGCTTCCCAGTTACAAAGTTGGTTTTCCAGTCTTTCAAAATTGCCAACATGATGAACCTTACCCTGTTCATATAGTGATGCAATTGGTTCTGCTCTTGTGCGTTTACCCCTACTTGCATGAACTGATTTATATGGGACATTTTCTGATTGTGTACGCAGTGTATGTTCAACAAGTTGTCCCCCATTGTTGACTTCTGCAATTATTTTGTCACATTGAAACTGGTTATAAAGCATTATTGCTTTTTCACTCCAGCCTGATGGTGTATATCTTCCACTGGAATCATTAAGAACATAAAATTTACCTTCCTTATCTTTACCAGCTACAATTAAACCAGTTTCATCACTTGTCTTTTTTGAAGTAACTGCTGGGTCAATTGCAATAACAATTCTTTCCAATTCTTCAGGTGCATCAATTAATCTTGCATCATCAAGCCATTCACGTTTCCACAAAGCATTATCTGATTCTTCCAGTATTTCAGCATATATTTCTTGCATACCCAACCTGGTATTTTTATATTTGGATAATATTGAATCAAAAAATTGCTGGTTTAAATTTTCCCTGTTGTCATAACTTGTACCTTTTGTAAGTACAGTTGTTTGTGCATCTTTTAAATTTATAAGTAACTGCAATGGTTTTGGTGTGGTAGTCACACAAACCTGTGGCTTTTCACCAAGCCTTAAAGCAAACATAAGATTGTCCCATGTTTCTTCAGGGTATTCCCAACTTGCCAGTTCATCACACCAGGCAGTATCAAACTGTGAACCCCTTAACTGGTCAGGTTCGTATGATGAAAATGTTTGTGCTATTGTGCCATTGTTCCATGTTAATCTTCTTTTTGATGGTTCATATTTTGGCATATTATATGGGGGACTAATATTAACCAGTCCACTTTCTCCTTCAATCATTACATCACGCACATCTGCTGGAGTCTTGCCAACCAGTGCTATGCGTTTAGACATTCCTGACTCTACTCTTTCCCTTACCCATTCAGCACCAGTTCTTGTTTTCCCAAATCCACGTCCAGCTAAAATAAGCCAACAAGTGAAGTCACTATCAGGTGCAATCTGATTTGGACGTGCATTAAGTTCAGAACGCCAGTCAAATAACTTTTTAATTGCCTGTTCTTTAGTTAGATTCTGTGCTTGTTTTATCAGTGTTTGTTCTGTTGTTTCTTGCAATGTATTTCTTTATTTTATCTTCTAATAAATCATTTGGACTTTCTTCCTTATCCCATACAACTGTCTGATTCCTGGCATCAATATTGATGTCCTGTTTTTTCAGATCAGCACCCCACAACTGCCTGATGTCATTTAAAATTTTTCTTGAAAATTCTGCTGATTCAATGTCACCTTCAAATTCATCATCATCATTTACTGCAATTGCTTTCATGTAATATGGAACAAGTAAGTTTTCCAGTCTTGCATTTGTAAGCACACGCATTTTCTCTACATTCTTACTTGTTGAATCTTCCAGTGCCTGTAGTGATGCTTTGATGTCACTTGATACTACAGAAGGTGAAACGTTTAATTTTTCAGCAATCTTTTGATTTGTAAAACCAGCAATTTTATATTCTAAAATTTGGTTTCTTCTCAATTTTATTGCTAAATTTTTTGACACACGAATACCCACATATTGTATGGTTCTATAATATAACACAATATATAGGAA